GGCGCTGATCGAAGACACCACGGTCAAGACCCTGACAGTCAACGGCAAGAACATCTTTTACAACCCGGACTTCGTCACCACGCTCAGCCCAGCGTTGACCAAGGCCGCCATCGCCCACGAAGTGATGCACTGCGTGTTCGATCACATCGGCCGCCGTGCCGACCGCAACCCTCGCAAGTGGAACCAGGCCGGCGATTACGTCATCAATGCAGCGCTGAAGGATTCCGGCTTCGAGATTGGCGAGGGCTGGCTGCACAACACCGCTTTTGCGGGCATGACGACCGACCACATTTACAGCCTGCTGCCAGATGGCGACGATGACAAAGGTAATGATCCACTCGACGACTGCCAGGACGGCGATGCCGAGAATACCGAAGTCAACGCCACTGACTGGAAGATCGCTACCGTGCAGGCCGCCTCTGCTGCCAAGGCCATGGGCGAGCTGCCCGAGAGCATGCAGCGCTTTGTCGATGAGCTGACGACCCCCAAAGTCGACTGGCGCGAACGCTTGCGCCGCTTCGTCACCGAGACCAGCAAGGACGATTACAGCTGGCTGCGCCCAAACCGACGCTTCATGGCGCAGGGCTTCTTCTTACCGACACTGTACAGCGAGAGCATGGGCGAGATCGTGGTGGCGATCGATACTTCAGGCTCCATCGACCAGGCAACACTCACTGCCTTCGGCTCCGAGATCAAAGCCATCGTGCAGAGCAGCCGCCCGAGCAAAACCACGGTGATTTACTGCGACGCGGCCGTCAATCATGTCGATGAATTCGGCCCGAACGACGAACTCAAATTCGAGATGCACGGTGGCGGGGGCACAGACTTCAAACCCCCGTTCGACCACGTTAACAAGGCTGGCACGAAGCCGGTGTGCTTTGTGTACTTGACCGATGGCTACGGCCGCTTCCCCGACGCACCCGACTATCCGACCATGTGGTGCTGCACGACGGACGTGGTGGCGCCATTCGGTGAAACGATACCGATTGAGGTATGAGCTTCTCAATCGACCCCATCAGCGATGTCATACGCCCGCGCGTAGTCTGGTACAGCTCCGACGCTATTCGTATTTCCGTCGGTGAAGTTGCGCGCGAACGCGGCATATGGGTGTTTCACCACCACAATGCTGCATCCGGCCTGACTGAAGCAGGGAAGAAAGAAATGCTTCTGAGCATGAGCGATATGGCCATCATGAACAACGTCGTTGAGAGGCTGAGATCATGAAGGTCGAAATCTTTGGTCGACGCCCCCAAACAACGTGCTGGCACGTCCTTGTCGACGAGAACACCGTCGGTCACATCCAACGATATATAGGCAGTAATCGTTGGGCGCCCAACGGCTGGGCATTCAAATGGGGGCACGATACCTGTGGGCGCTACACCCATGCGCAGCAGGCCGAAATTCTCGCTGCCGCCGAAGAGAAAACTCTCATTCTCAACGTCACTGCGAGGTTACTGAGATGAAGTTCAGCATCTTTAAGCTCAATGAAAACCTCCACCATATTAGCGATGATCAGTTTGGTCTCATCGGCAGATTTAGACGGATCGACAACTCGTGGAAGTTCCACTATATAGGCACCAAGTGGATGAAGATGACATACGCCCAAAACACTGCGCTACTGGAATTCATTCGTGAGCCACTGGTCCTCCTCAATATCACTGCGAGGCTACTAAAATGAGCAACGTCATCGAAACCACCTACTGCGATAAATGCGGCGACGAACTCGAGTCTAGCCAAATCGGCATGTGCGAAGCCTGCCGCCCACGCGCTTTCTCTGAGCTCTCAGAGAAAGCCAAGCAGAAAGCCCGCGAGGAGTACACCTCTGGCGACTACCCCGGCTACGACTGGTGGGACAACGTCTACGAGGACGCGATACGAATGGCGAAGATCATCGGCGTCACGTTCGACAACAAAACAGTCAATCTGGTGAGTGGCAAAACCCGCTACGACCCCATGATCTATTTCTTCGGCTTCGGCAGCCAGAGCGACGGTGCCTGCTTCGCAGGCGGCTACTGCTTCAACCCGAGCTGTGTCAAGGAGATGAATGCCGAGACTGACGACGTCGAGTTGATCCGCATCGCCACCGAGCTGTACACGATGCAGCTGGCGCGCCGGCTGCTTGGCCTAGAGCACTTCACAGCGACGATCGCAACGCACGGCCGCTACAGCCACTCGGGAACGATAGAGGTAAATGTCAACTCGGAAGACGAAAACGACGAACACAGCCAAATCGGTAACGACCTTGAAGACGCCGTCACCCAGCTCATGCGCGACTTTGCCGACTGGATTTACAAACAACTCGAAGCAGAAAACGACTACCTCTATTCTGATGAGTACGTCGATGAAGAACTCTCGCAGGACGATAAAGAGTTTGACGAAGACGGTGCGTTGATCTAACATCGTAATTCGATCTAAATTAGAAAGCACTACATGGCGACTTCCTGGAGCTTCTCCAAACTCGGAGATTTCGATAAATGCAAAAAATACTTCTGGCTCAAGCATGAGGCAAAGATTCCTGAACCTGAGCGTCCGCTGCCTCCTGGCAAGTCTGAGCACGCAAATGACAGAGGCAGCCGAATCCATGACAGTGCTGAACACTTCGTGGACGGTACCGGTCAATTCATCCCCGAGCTCAAGGAGTTCCAGACAGAATTCGAACATCTCAAGTACGCCCACAGCCTCGGCAAGGTCTCGCTCGAGGGCGAGTGGGGGATGGATGAAGATTGGGAGATCACTGCGTGGAAAGGTGCGTGGCTGAGACTCAAGCTCGACGCTCTGTGCTTCGGCGACGACCCTACAGAAGCGGTCGTCATCGACTACAAAACAGGCCGTAAATTCGGCAATGAAGTCAAGCATGCTCAACAGCTGCAGATGTATGCCCTGGTCGCATTCCTGCGCCACCCAGAGCTTGAAGTCATCCACGCTGAACTCTGGTACACCGACGCCAAAGACATCACCCGAGTCACCTTCACGCGCGACCAGGCGCTGCGGTTCAAGCGCAGCTTCCACAAACGCGGCTCCGACCTTGTGGCCTGCAACACCTGGCCTGCCAACCCGAACAAATGGTCCTGCCAGTATTGCAGCTACGGACCAGAGCATTCGGGGCACTGCGAAGTTGGTGTGAGGAAAGCATGAGACCCCGCCTGGCCAGGTATCACCTGCGCCAGGATTCTTCGGTGAGCGCTCTGTAATCAGAGCCCTCTTCAAACAATTAGCCACGAGCATTAACTGAGCCCCACAGAGATGATAAAACCGTTTAAACACCAAATTGCTTCACTGAAACATAACGACACAACGCCGATCGTCCTCGACGCATCAGACCCAGGTACGGGAAAATCAATGGTTCGGGTATTAGCTTTCGCCAAACGCCGAGCTACTGGTAGTGGATGCTTGCTCATACTCGCCCCACGCAGCTTGCTGCGGTCCGTATGGTTCAACGAGTTTGCACGTTTTGCGCCAAGCCTGAAAGTCTCTGTGGCCAACGCCATTAATCGGGTGGAAGCATTCGCTGAAGACTCGGACGTCGTGGTAACCAACCACGACGCTGTCAAGTGGGTTGCCGAACAGAAGCCCGCATTCTTCAAACGGTTCTCCGAGCTCGTAGTCGATGAATCGACAGCTTTCAAAAATCACACCAGCCAGCGCAGTAAAGCTGCAGTCAAAATTAGCAAGTATTTCACGCACCGCGCCTGCTTGACGGGCACGCCCACCAGCAACGGGGTGACGAACATCTGGAACCAAGTGCAGATTCTCGATGCGGGGCACCGCCTAGGGTTCAGCTTTTACAAGTTCCGCGACGCCGTATGTACGCCGCACCAGGTCGGACGCGTGGCCCAGGCCGTCAAGTGGGAAGACAAGGAAGGCGCAGAAGAAGCAGTGTTCGGCCTGTTATCGGACATAACTATCCGGCACGAATTCGATAAATGCACTGATGTCCCGGCCAACCACCAGTACCCGCTGGAGTACGAGCTGACCGCCAAGCAGATGACGGCCTACTTCGAGATGGAAGCCACGCAAATGCTGACGCTGAGGGGCAAGACGTCAGCGGTGCTCGCCATCAACGCCGCAGCGGTCGCCACCAAGCTGTTGCAGATCGCCTCCGGCGCTGTCTATGACGGCATGGGCGGCTTCCAGGTCATCGACACCGCGCGCTACGAACTGGTGCTTGACCTGGTCGAGCAGCGCAAGCACAGCCTGGTGTTCTTCCTGTGGAAGCACCAGCGTGATGCCCTGATCGCCGAGGCCGACAAGCGGGGTATCACTTACCGCGTGCTCGATGGCAGCACGTCTGACCGCGACCGCGACGAGATCGTCATGGGTTACCAGACTGGCATTTACCAGACCATCTTCGCGCACCCCAAAAGCGCGGCACACGGTCTGACGCTGACCAAGGGCACAGCCACGATCTGGAGCTCACCGACCTATGACCTGGAGATTTTCAAACAGGGCAGCAAGCGCCAGCACCGCATGGGCCAGACCCAAAAGACTGAGACCATCGTGATCATCGCCAAGAACACTATCGAGCAGAAGGTCTACGACATGATGCTCGCCAAGGACGCCCGCATGACGAACCTGCTGGGCCTGTTTGAAACCCTGAACGTGCCGGCTGCGAAGCCGGCGACCAAGAAAAAGAAAGTGATGGAAGCAGCATGAGTCAAGTAGAAGTTAGCTTCACAGTAACTGACATCGATGCCGATCTCATTGAGGGCATCGTTAATCGAGGTCTCGATATGGCGAAGAAAGTAGGCCGTAAAGACATCAAGAGGCAGGATGCGGAGATGGACATCACTGCAGCCCATGCCAACGGATGCGCGTTGGACTTAGGAAAATTTATCGACTTCGACGAATTCAATTTCGCCCATGACTTCTTTGGCATAGCGCGCCATCTTGATCGCACTACGGGCAAACTTGGTGGGTGCTTCCGCCCGAGGTGCGCCGCATGAAGTACGCCGCATGTGCCATTCGGGAGGTACGCTGTCGCCGTTGGTGGCCAGCCTATGAAATTGGGATTTATCATTGGCGCTTTCAGGCTGTACTCGCCTGCTGGGTGCATTTTTATGCTTATCCATATGTCGGGGAAACCTGGATCGAGGCCCGCAAATGACCTGGTCCTCCGCCCTCAAGAAACAGTCGACCCGTTACCTGGTCAACCAGCCCGAGCCCGAGCCCTTCGGCCGCCCGATTATCCCGCAGCACACACCTGACTGGGCACGCCTGGTCAGCCTTGACTTCGAGACGTTCTACTCAGACGACTACACCCTGAGCAAACTCAGCACCTCTGAATACGTGCGCGACCCGCGCTTCAAGGCCCAGATGCTGGGCATCAAGATCGGCAACGGCAAGACCCGCATCATCGCCGCCAAGAACATTCGTGCCGAGCTGGCAAAAATCAACTGGAGCACCCATGCCGTCCTTTGCCACAATACTCAATTCGATGGCTTTATCCTTTCTCATCATTACGGTGTTCACCCCACGTACCTTTACGACACACTGTCTATGGCTCGCGGTTTACACAGCAATGATATTGGCGCAGGACTCGATGAAGTAAGCATCTATTACGGCGGCCACGGCAAACTCGAAGGCCTCGAAGCCACCAAAGGCGTCCTGAACTGGAGCCCGGCTCTCTTCAAGGCCACCGGTGTCTACTGCGCCAACGACGTGGACGAAATGTTCCGCGTCTTCAAGCTCATGCTGCCGAAGATGCCAGCAGACGAAATGGACCTGATCGACCTCACCTGCCGCATGTTCTGCAGCCCGGTGCTCAAGGTCGACATTCCTCGTGTCGAGAAAGAACTGGTTCGTGAACTGGCTCGGCGCGAGGTGCTGATGTACGACGCTGTCGATCCGAAGCTCTATGACACCGGTGGCAAACTATACGACAAGCCGCTACACGCCAAGCTACTCAAGGGCCCGGAGGAACGTGCCCTGGAAGGTGTGCCGCGTGACATGCAGATCATCAAGCGCATCATTGGCTCCAATGAGAAGTTTGCCGACCTACTGCGTGCTGAGGGGGTCGAACCGCCGCTAAAGATTAGCCCGGCTTGGATCAAGAAAGGCGACCGAGAGAACGAAGTCGGCAAATACGCCTTCGCCTTCGCCAAGGACGACGCCAAATTCATCGAGCTGCCCAACATGGTCGACGAATGGGGCTTCGATCTGAATAAGCCCGCTGATGTCAAGCTGATGGTGGCCAAACAGGAACGCCTGCAGGCCCTGGTCGACGTGCGCATCGCTGTCAAATCAACGACCAACGTCACCCGAGCGCAGCGCTTCTTGACGGCTGGCGCTAACGGCATGTCGTTGCCGGTGGGCTACGCCTACTACCGCGCGCACACTGGGCGATGGGGCGGGCAGAACAAAATGAACATGCAGAACCTAACACGGGGCGGTGAACTGCGCCTGTCGATTCAGGCACCTAAAGGACATCAACTTGTAGTCGTCGATTCGGGACAGATCGAATGCCGCGTCAATGGCTGGCTTTGGGGTCAAACTGACCTGATAGACGCCTTCAAAGATGCTGACGCCGGTATTGGCCGCGATGCCTACTGCAACTTCGGCGACTCCATCTACGGCCGCGAGATTACCAAGGCCGACAAGATGGAGCGTTTTGTTTCCAAGGTAGCGGTTTTGGGGTTGGGGTACCAAATGGGGGCGCCGAAGTTTCAGGTCACGCTAGCCAAGGGTGCGCTAGGCGGCCCACCGGTGTTCTTTGAGCTCGACCGCTGCAAGGCGATCGTCAACACCTACCGCAACAAGAACCATCGCATCGTGGCGGGCTGGAAAATATGTGCCGGCATTATTGAGGATATGGCGGCCGGCCGCACCGGTTGCCACGGACCGATCAGTTGGGAATCCAACACCATTTGGCTGCCCAACGGCATGTGCCTCAAATACCCTGAGTTGCGTAAGCAGATTGGCGACAAAGGTTGGGACGAGTGGACATATCAAGCCAAGGACATGCGCAAGAAAATATATTCAGGGCTACTCAACGAAAACATAATTCAGGCGCTCTCTCGGATCATTGTTGGCTGGCAGATGCTGCAATCAAGTCGTCGGGACCGCGTCGTAATGATGACTCATGATGAGTTCGTATCTTGTGTAAAAACTTCTAGAGCTAAAGGTTCGTTCAGTGATATGACCAAGTGGATGACCACAGCGCCGAAATGGTGCTCTGATCTGCCGCTGTCATCAGAGGGAGGTTTTGATGACCGGTATTCCAAATAGGCCGAAGCGAAAAGCAGGACTCACAATCCAAGAACGAATTGAACGCTACCGGATTGTCGTAGGAGAGTGTTGGGAGACGTCACTGGACCTTAGCCACAAATACCCGCAACTAACTGTAGCGGGCAAGAAAGTGTCAATTCATCGTGCAGCGTACGAAACATATGTCGGTTCAATCCCCAGTGGGCTATCTGTACTCCACGAATGTGATAACCCGCGATGTCATCGACCCCTGCACCTATTCGCCGGCACCTTGTCTGACAACATGAACGATATGTGGGCAAAAGGCCGGGCCAAACGCACTAAAGGTCGAATAGTTGATGCCCGTTTAGCCGCGACGCTTGGAGCAACTTTGACCCAGCGAGAAGTGGCTGAATGTTTCGGCGTATCGCAATCAGCCATTTCTGTTGCCCTTCGATCAGTTGGGGCTAGTCGCGGGAAGACCACTTCGTTTGGTAAAGGCCACGGCCTCGGAGGCCGCAAATCCAAGACCGCGAGGCCAGACGCCGTTTCACCCTGCTGATGATCACTAAGCGGCTACTGTCGTGAAGCCAACTGCAATTGGTAAGGTGTTGCTCAGACACCGGCTATACCAGAATTACAACGATTACAAAGTCGTTCGGCATAGCGAAACAACCTGGGCGTTTATTCATTACCTCGCCGCAGCAAGCCCCATCGCCCACCACGAGGGTGCTTGTGCCGAAGCGATACGACTGTTCAAGCTCCTGCTGATTGCGAGACGGCTCACTACCTGACTCAGTGCAGAGCTTGTATAGATATATCTGACACTTTGTCTAATATCTTTGTACGATTTGCGTTAGAATTCACCACACCAAAGGAACTGAAATGACTGCTGTCATCGATAAACCATCCCGCACCAAGGTTCTCACCAAGGTCACTGCCATCATCAAAGGCGGCACCCTTGGCTCTGTCATCGACGACATGTGGAAGCTACGCGAGGAGAAACGCGTCTCCGAGGCCGCCACCAAAAAGATCGACGAGAAGATCAGCGCGCAGGAAGAAATCCTGTTCGAGCGTCTCGCCGCCGAAGGCCTCAAGAAAGCCGATGGCACCAAGGCATCTGTTTCGATCACCGAGGCCACTGTGGCCAGCGTCAACGACTGGGATGCGCTCTGGGCCTACGCCGCCAAGAACAAGTATTTCCATCTCTTCCAGAAGCGCGTCAGCGACCCTGCCTGGCGCGAACTGATGGAGAAGAACAAAGGCAAAGGTGTCCCCGGCACCGAGGCCTTTACCAAGAAGAAATTAAATCTTCGATCACTTTCCTCCACCGTCTAACATCTAAGAAAGACACCACATGGCTACCAAACCCAAAACCCCCGCGACGTCCACGGCCGTCGCTGTCAAGAAGCCCAGTTCGGCCAACCTGGTCTCCATCAAGGAGGCCATGGCCGCCCAGCTCGCGGCCCTAAGCGACAAGACTGCCCCTCCCGGTGGCAACCAGATTCGCACCACGCAGGACAAGAAGTTCATTCTGCCCGACGGCTCCAAGATTGATGGCCCACTGCAGTTGGTGATTATTGACTTCGCTACCCAACACCGCTTCTACGCCGGCAAGTTCGATGCCAAGGCCATCGTGCCGCCAAACTGCTTTGCTGTGGGCACCAACCCGCTCAAGATGGTCATGAGCAAGAACTCGCCCGAGCCCCAGGCGCATGACGGCAACTGCTCGACCTGCGCCATGAACCAGTTCGGTTCTGACGGCGACGGCAAAGCCTGCAAGAACTCGCGCATGCTGGCGGTGCTGCCGCCTGACGCGGACGCCGATACCCCGATGTGGCTGCTGGGCGTCAGCCCGACCGCCCTCAAGGGCTTCGACGGCTTCGTGACCAGCGTGGCGCGCGTGTTCCAGACACCTCCGATCGGTGTTGTCGCCACGGTCGGCTTCGACGACAGCGTGACCTACGCCCGTCTGGTGTTCAGCGATCCGCAGATCAACGTCAACCTGGGCGACCACTTCGGCCGTCAGGCTGAAGCCAAAGAGCTGCTGATGGCGGAACCGGACGTGAGCAAGTTCGTGTCAGCCAAGCCAGCTGCTCGTGGTGGAAAAGTCGCCGCTCGGCGCTAATCACCGGGTCTATCCCCCATTTGGGGGATAGACAGTCTTCCCTCACCAATCTAATATCTATGTCAGTTCGTAAATGGTATCTAAACGAGGCGCTGGTTTCCGTCCGGCGCCTGGCGCAGGTCGTTGACGATCTGACAGCCGCAGAAGTCACGGCTTGCCTCGATCTCGAAGCAGCCACACAACGTCGTCGATCCGTCCTTGATCGATTGATTCTCAGAGCAATTCGGCTCAATGAGATCGCCTTTAACCAAAGCCTACAGGAGAAATACCATGGCACGCGCACCTAGCAAAATCATGTCCATCGTCGAGAAGAAAGCCGCCCAGGCTGGTCTCAAAACCGCTCTGAAAGCTCACAACGAGCTGGTCAAGAACATCGGTACCGGCCAGAAGGACGCCGAGAAAGCCCTGGCCCTTGCGGTCAAGGCCGCAACCGTATCAGCCAAGGCAGTCGCCACCACGCTGGCCGCCGCCAAGAAAGAAGCCGACAAGCTCGTCGCCGATGCATTCAAGGCCGCCGAAGTGTCCATCAAGGCCATCAACGCCGGAGTCGCTACTGCCCAGAAGGCACTCGACGCCGTGACTGCCAAGACCGCCAAGGCCAATGCTGCTGCTGCCAAGGGCACCGAGAAGCTGACCAGCCAGCTCGCTGCGCTGGAAGCCGCTCCTGCTGCTCCTGCAGCTGTGACCGCCAAGGCCCCGAAAGCCAAAGCCGCCAAGGACCTGGAAACCGAAGCAGCCTAAACCAGTCCCGCTGCTTGATGTGAGCAGCGGGCAACCCCACAACCCGCAACCCACAAGGAAAAAATGAAGCACGTCATGCTGGATTTGGAGACACTCGGCACAGTTGCCGACTCGTGCATTATGAGTATTGGCGCAGTCAGATTCGATCTCGAATCCGAGCGCCTGGACGACAACGGCTTTTATGCCAGTGTCTCGATCGACAGTAACTTGGAACTCAAGCGCCGCGTTCAGGAAGATACCCTGATCTGGTGGATGAACCAAGGCGACAGCGCCAGGGGCGTGTTCAATGAGGCCAAGCAGACGCTTGCCACGGCGTTGACAGAACTCAGCGACTGGATCGGCGGTGATGACTGCCAGGTATGGAGCAACGGCGCAGACTTCGACCTGCCCATGTTGGCCCACGCATTCACGTCGCTGCGCATGGAAGTGCCCTGGAAGTTCTGGAACAGCAACTGCTTCAGGACTTACAAGAAGCTCCCTGGCGCCAAGTTAATCCGCCTCCCGATGGTCGGCACGAAGCACAACGCACTGTTCGACGCGATCCACCAGGCCAGGACTGCGCAGGCGATCCACAAGGCACTGTTCAGCAACAACCATGCGTTCAAGGTGAAGGACAAGGTATGAACGTCGCATTGATCGGCATCGGTGACACCGGAGTACAACTCGAGGCGCCCATGCGGTACTCCCCCGTCGAGACTACGTCTACCCAGCGCATGCCCCATGTCGTTCAGCATACGGCGGACTCCAACCGCCGCAAACGTCGCGCCCTGGTGAAAGCCGTCGGCGCGCGCCAGTTCAAAAAATTCTACAGAAAGGCTCAAGCATGAGCAGTATCGACGCAACACTTGCCGAACGTGGTTCGCGCTATGGTGAATTCGTAGACCACGCCGATGTGACCCAACGCATCAAAGATGCCATGAAGACCGGTAACAACTGGTTCAACCTGGACGTCGACATGATCGAGGCTCTGGAGATGGTGGCCCACAAGATCGGCCGCATCCTGAATGGCGACCCGAAGTACATCGACTCGTGGACCGACATCATCGGCTACACGCGCCTGGTGGAGAAGCGCTTGATCACTGAACAAGAAGTCGTCAAGGGTCTGATGGCAGGCGATTCGACCCAGGCAACGACATTCGGGCCACTTCCTACCGAAGCACCCAAGGAGTCCAAATTCGGGACTTGCGGCTATCCTGGATGCAAAACATGCGCTGATCGGAACGCAGCCAACACCGCGGCAATCAACGAGGTCAGTCTGAAGAAAGCCGTCGATGAGTTCTTGCAGAGGAAGCGTCCCGCTCCCAAGGCACCATTCTCTGATGACGAGGTCTGTATCTTCTTCCTGGGCCCAAATGGCCACGCCTGAAAATACTTTCATCGGGGGCGTGCACCGGCACCTCCCGGAAGAGCTGTACCGAGTAAAAAATAACAATCAGTTTCATGCGGGGATTGCCGACTGCTGGTACAGCGGCTCGAAGGCCGATCTGTGGATCGAGTACAAGTTCATCGTGCCCCCGAAACGAGGTGAGACAGTCATTACCATCAATCTGTCTGAACTACAGAAAAACTGGCTCCGCTCGCGTCATGCAGAGGGGCGTAATGTCGGTGTTATTGTCGGGTGCAAAGATGGCGGTGTGTGGTTCGACGGAGTCTCATGGGATGCCGTCTGTACTGCCGTTCTATTCAAGCAATCTTTGTTAGATCGTAAGTCACTTGCGACTATCATCACTAAAATAACAAGTTGACACCCAGTACCCACTGGGTACTAACCTGAGCACTACTATGCGAAACAATGAAACGGGATTGTTCCCCGCACTGGAAGCCGCTTTAAGAGCGGCTTCTGAACCTCTGGATGCGCAGGCCTTCTTCGATATGTCCTCAGTCAAAGAGCATGCTGCTTCAGTCAACCGCGTCTCGGATTACCTCGGTAACCTCTGGCGCAAGGGTTTGGTGACTCGGCTCCCGGCACCGAAGAATGAGAACAGCCGCTCTCGTTGGCTCTACCAGTGGAAGGGGCAGAAAGGCCCGAAGATATACGACGCTGCGCAGGACTACGTTCCGCGTGTCCTCGCCGACCGTCCTTCAGTTCTCATCACTGAAGAAGGCAACGTCATCACGTTGGAGTTCCCCAATCTCTTGATCTCGATCCGGCAGAAGCCAGGTAAGTAAGCACCCGGCCCTTCGGGGCCTTTCTTCACCCTCGTAATCTCATGTCTAAATTAGAGTTATTGACGCCGTTAGAGGTCGTCGAAGCCGCCGCACAGGGCTGGTCTCTCAGCCATGTGTTTGACCTGGCATCAGGCAAGTGGCGTGTGATGGTGCTGGGCATGCCCAGTGCCGAGACCGCCGGACAGTTTGTCGTCAACCAGGCCCGCATGGGCTCCACTCTGGCGCAGAAAGCGCTGGGGTTTGTCGTGAAATCTAACCAAGGAACGAAATGATTGAGTTCACAATACCAAGTCTGCCTCTCAGTTGCTACGACAACGTCGAGATGGCAGGCTGCATCGAAGATAAAGAACGCGGGTTTACTGAGCGCGTCGATGACGACCGCGAACCTCATTTCTGGAGCGTGTACCTGCACCTCAAAGAAGGCGGCTGTGAATGCATTGCTGACTTCGCGGAGATGCGCGATGCCGAGGCCTTCGATTTGTTCATGAGCGCTCTTGTCGCGGTGGCGGTATGAACATCAAGCCCCAACTCGCCGAGGACGCCGTCCTCGACAAGGTAGTCTTCCCCTGTATCGTCCAGCCCAAGATTGACGGCGTGCGCGCCATGAACCTTGGCGGCACGTTGACTGGCCGCAGCCTCGACCCGTTCGCCGGCCACGGCATCACGGACTACTTCAGCAAACCCGAATTCGTCGGCCTCGATGGCGAGATGATTCTCGGCAGCAAGCCCAATTGCACTGAACGTCTGTGCAGCCTGACTACCGGCGCCATGGGGCGTTTCAAGGGCGTCACCGAGATGCCCGACATGCATTGGTGGTTGTTCGATCTGGTGACAGCCGAGACAGTTGGGCAACCCTATGTCTGGCGCTATGAGCTGCTCAAGGAGCGCGTGGCATATCTTGACCACCAGCGCATCCATCTGGTGCCCATGTACCAGCTCGACAACACCAAACAGTTGATGGCCAAGATCGCCGAGTTCGCCGAGGCTGGTTATGAGGGCACCATCATCCGTAACCCCACAGCTTCCTACAAGCCAGGCCGGGCGACCCTGAAGGGCCAACAGCTCTGGCGCGTCAAGCCGTGGAGCGACTTCGAGATTCTGGTCACTGGCGTCACCGAAGGCCAGGAGAACCTCAACGAGAAGAAGACCAACTCCCTCGGCCGTACTGAACGCAGCAGCGCCAAGGCGGGCCAGGTGCCCAATGGCCAGGTTGGCTCGATTCAGGGCACGATGGTCAAAGACTTCCACGACCCGCTCACCGGCAAGTTGCTGTTCGCCAAGGGGCTGCTGGTCACTGCAGGATCGGGTGAGATGTCCGTGGCGGAGGCACTCGACTACTTCAAGCACCCGGAGAAGATCGTCGGGCATTTCGCCAAGGTCAAGACCATGACCCATGGGGTCAAGGACAAGCCACGTTTCCCAACCTATATGAGCCACCGCCTTGCTGTGGATATGTCATGAATGAAATCAAAGTCCTCAACCATGGCCTCGTCCGTCTCGTCGACCACATGGGCAGTGATCTGTCCATCGTGCGCTCCGCCCGCGTCAGTTATGACGCTGAGTGGCGTGCTGGTGAAGACGAAGGCAAAGATGCCAAGCTGATCGACTACCTGATCAAGAATCACCACACCTCCCCGCTGGAGTGCGTGCAGTTTACTTTCGAAGTGAAAGCTCCGATCTTCGTGTTCCGCCAGTGGCATCGCCACCGCACCTGGAGTTTCAACGAAGTGTCGGCGCGCTATAGCGAACTACCAGAGGAGTTCTACGTGCCCGAAATGACGCAAATCGGCACTCAGAGCAAGAGCAACAAGCAGATGCGAGACATCCTTGAAGCGGCTGAGGACATTGCAGGGTTCGTCCCATCTCAACGTGACAGCGACGCCACGAACCTAATCAAGGCGACTTGCGAGAATGCCTTCAGGTCCTATAAGGCGCTGATCGCAGCCGAAGTTCCGCGTGAGTTGGCCCGGGGCGTCTTGCCGGTGAACACCTACTCTCACATGTTCGCTACGGTAGACCTGCACAACCTGGCCCAGTTCCTGCGCTTGCGGCTGCATGAGCATGCGCAATACGAGATTCGGGTTTACGCCCAGGCCATGTTGGAATTGATCGAGCCGATTGCGCCAGTGGCCGTGGCGGCACTGAAAAAGCACGTACTGACTGACGGCGACCTATGACCACTCAGTCGCTGCGTATCCTGAACCTGCAGGAGGCAGCGGCGTTGCTGCGCGTGCACAAGTCTACGCTTGCCGACCGCGCCAAGGCTGGCATCGTCCCGGGCGCCAAGATCGGCCGGGCGTGGACCTTTATTGAACAAGACCTCATCACCCACTTACGGGAGCAATACTCATGTCCCTCTATAAGCAAGACGGCTCCGACATCTGGTGGGCCGACATCAACGTCTCTGGCCACCCTCGGTTACGTCGGTCAACTGGAGAAACTTCTCGCCCAGAGGCGCAAGACATCCACGACTCGTTCCGCGCGGCCCTCCGCAAGATTGACCCCGCCCTGAAGGGCAGGACCTGGGGTAATGCGGTCATGCTGTGGGCCCAGACCAAGGAGCGCTCCGATGCCGAAGTCGCCAGCATCGTGCATTTTGGCCGGTACTTCCCCGACTGCAAGCTCAGTGCGATTACGCCGGAGCTGGTGGATAAAGCACTGAACAAGTTCTGCAAGACGCCCGAGACCTACACCCGGCACCGGGCACGCGTGTCCGCCATCCTGAAGATTTCGGGCATCGACATCAAGCTCCTCAAGCGCATTGGCGCCAAGAAGAAACCACGCGACTGGCTGACCCACGAACAGTGGGCGGTGTTGCGCCTGGAGCTGCCGCCCCACATGCGGGTAATGGCCGACTTCGCTATCGCCACGGGCCTGCGCCAGGCCAATGTCCTGAACCTGACCTGGAGCAACGTCGATCTCAAGCGCAAGCTCGTGTGGATCGACGCCGTCGATGCCAAAGGCGGCCGCGCCATTTCTGTACCTCTTTCCACCGGAGCACTCGATGCCCTCAATTCCGTTCAGGGCGCCCACCCTGAGTTCGTCTTTACGTACCACGGCCGCCCAGTCAGTGAAATCAAAACGGCCTGGACCTCCGCGAATATCCGAGCAGGAACTGGTCGAATGGTGGAGAACGCGCGTGGTAAGACCGTCTACCAAGGATTTGTCTGGCACGGCATGCGCCACACCTGGGCCACCTGGCACGTCCAGGCAGGAACACCCTTAGACGTTCTGCAGAAGCTGGGCGGCTGGGCTGACTACAGGATGGTCTTGAAATACGCCCACCATGCGCCCGGCTATTTGGCCGGGTTTGTCAATAACACAACGGAGAATAAAAATGGCTGAACGCAATATCCACATAGTAAAAGAGGTCAAGTTCGAGTCCGCACGTGGTGGGCTCACTTTCTCCAATGACTCGAAGGGGTTCACGATCGAGATGTTCGAGGTGCCGGACGGTGAACACCGTGGCGCCAACATCAAGTCCGAAGGGCTCCCTCTCGACTTTGCACGGACTATCCGCGACTTCCTGAACTACGCATTAGAAGGGGCGCCGGTGGAGGTCATGGTCGACGACGGTGCTGAACGCCGACTTGGCGAACGCCGAACTATGGAGATTGAGCCATGAGTTTCAAACCGCAAGTCACCACGGGCTCTGACCCGAAGTTCTACGGCAATGCGCTTGCGTTTGCCACATTCGACGAGGCATATCAGAACGCCAAAGACCTCAGCAACCGCTGGATGCTGGTGACAGATTTCCGCGCCATTGAATCCGACGAGCCGATCAGCCACACCTATGTTGACGGGGTGTTGGGGAATGTGGAGGTGCCCAATGCTGCTCATTGAACAACTGGCCACACATGTCGTGGAACGCTGGGAGCGACACGACTTGGCCGAAGCCGTGCGCAACCTGGTCAAGCATCTCGATGAGCTGAAGCAGGAGCGCCTGGACCATGGACTCACGATCGGAGCCGCGCGCAGCAACTATGCCCTGCGCTCAGATGACAACATCGAGATCGACGATGAGCCCATGCTAAGCATTGCAGGCAACGGCGTCTGGGTGTCCGCTTGGGTCTGGGTCCCGATCGAGGGGGAAGAAGGATGAGGATGAGGATGACCATGTCCAAGGCGCTGGCTCGACGGATAACCCATGGCGACATCGCTATCGAGTGCGACGGAAAAGATTATGTCGTGGCCTACGATCGCGTTACCGCATCCATCGTGGGCCGCCGCATAGTGCTCGAGCTCTGGGCTGGCAAGGTCATGCTCTCGTCTGTGGACGCTGAAAACTTCAATGGTGTTGTGCACTTGGAGGGTCTTGAGGGCCGACTGCGCGTCTATGTCGACGAGCCGGTTGCACCGGCGTACAGACCAGATTGGAGATCAATATGAACTACGACGATGAAGACCAGACCCTGACCTCCGACCAGCTCGACGACAAATATAACCCCGAGGGTGATGGGGAGCACCCGTATCACACGCGCCTGCTCTGGCGCGAGGCCGTCGATCAGCGCGACACATTGTGTGGCTACTGGGACTGGGTCGAATACCAGATTGAAGTAGACATGAACCAGCCCTGACCGTTCCTACCCCTCACCCACCAAAGCCCGCCTCGTGCGGGCTTTGTCGTTTCTGGACCACAATGACTCACACTTACCATCTCACCCGCGCCAGCGGGAACAAGAAGACTGGCCCGATCCCTGTGAGCACCTCCAGCAAGTCCACCTGTCCCACCTGCCCACTCAAGGGCAACGGCTGCTACGCCGAGAGTGGACCACTGCGCCTGCACTGGAACAAGGTCTCTGATGGCGGGCGCGGCGTCGATCTTGAGCAGTTCTGCAACGAGGTGCGCAAGCTGCCCAAGCACCAACTCTGGCGCTGGGCCCAGGCCGGCGACCTGCCCGGTGCCGACGACCTGATCGACGAGGCGGCGCTGGCCCAGCTTGTGGCCGCCAACCATGGCCGCCGGGGATTCGGCTTCACCCACTATGACGCTGAGATTCCAGCCAACGCTGCAGCGCTTAGAACAGCCAACGACAACGGCTTCACGCTGAACCTGTCAGCCAACAGTCTGGAGGATGCCGACCGGCTCGCCGGGCTGAACGCCGGGCCTGTGGCCGTGGTGCTGCCCACTGGCGCTACGAAGCCGCTCAGGACCCCGCAGGGGCGCTTCGTGGCTGTGTGTCCGGCCACGGTGCGAGACGACGTAACGTGCGCTTCCTGTGGCATCTGCGCCCACGCTACGCGGAAAGCCATCATCGGGTTTCCGGCCCATGGTTCTGGCGCCAAGAAGGCGCAAGCGGTCTTCTTTCTAAGTCGAAGCGAACCGGCTATGACGTGAAACTATGACATAGCACCCCGCTCTAACACCTTCTAACGCCTTTCTAATAGACCTTTTAGATGAAACAGGCAAGAAAAAACCCATGTAAGTTGTTGATTTACATGGGTTTTTATTGGTGGGCAGTGCAAGTTTCGAACTTGCGACCCCTGCAGTGTGAAGGAAGTTCCCGCTCCCCGCCAGCCCAATAGGCATGCGGGTTTCACTCGGACTATGACGCGGTCTGCCTGTCATGCACCACGTCATAAGACTTAGGACCAACCCCTTTTATAACCCGGCGGCATATTGCCGTCAATCACCAGAAAGAAAACATGCTCCTCTACAAGACCACCTACCAAGTCGACGAATCCCAAGACGGCACCAAGTTCAAGGATGTTGCCAAATGGGGCGGCTCGCAGACTGAAGCCACCAAACACCGCGTCGAGGCCAAAGGCATCGCGTACAAGAAACCCGAGACCCAGACCATCGAGGTCCCGACCAACAAGGCCGGTCTGCTCGAGTGGCTCAACGCGAACGTCACCTCATGAACCTGCAGCCACTCTTCACGACCTCGCGCGTGGTGGTGGCCTTGTACCGCACACTGTCCACGACGGTGCTGCTGTACTACTTGATCAAGCGGATGAAGGAAGGCCGACCACCGCGTGATCATCGGCTACCATCAGACCCAGGAGAAAACAAATGGATAACGAATCAATCGCCAAGGCGGTGATCCTGGCTGTCATGCTGATGTCGGTGTGGCTGGTGACCAGCCTCATCCGCCGACTCTGGCGTTCACCGACTGAAGGCGCGCGCCGCACGAAGCTCGTGATCGCCGGGCTCGCCGTCCTGGCCGTGTCGGCCGTGCTCATCAGCGGCCTGGGCGTTGCGGGATTCCTCGTCACGCTCGTTGTGCTCGGCACCGTCGCCTGGGTCTACAAGGGCTACAAGAAGTAGACCGCTCAAGCACGCTTCGGCGTGCTCGCTTTTCACGCGTTTATGAACGCAGCGAATAGCCCCGAATTTTATGAATTCTCACAACCGATTTGTGGCGGATTTCGTCTTCAAATTTTGACGGAGGTACCTGCCTAAATAACAGGCAGATCAAAGTGTATAAGCGTTATCCTTCTCTATAGCTACAACTCCTTTTATTACACTTACACTTTAAAAGTTAAGATAAATAAATAGAGTAGTAGTAGAGAGTAATTTTTATAGTAGGGTTTCAAACCTCGTAAGGTTAGTTTTCCGTAAGTCCTCATTCCGCCTGCATCGGGTCCGCCTGAGCATCGCCAAACTGATGTGCGTACAGCGCGTTGGCCGGCATCGAGTGCAGGACCACCGACCCGAACTGCTTGTGGCCGCCCAGTGCGCTGACCGTGTCGCCGAACTGTTCAGCGGTCGGTCCGCTCAGTGCGCCGATGCCCAGCCCCCCGCGGTGCAGGTCTTTCGCCACGTCCATGCCGAACTGCCCAACTCCCAGTAGCCCCGCGCGCTGGATGGCGTAGCCCAGGTAGTCGCTCATGTCCCAGCCCTTCTGCCACTCCGGCTGGCCGCCCCCGCTCACCAGCGCGCCTTTGGCCAGGTCTGCTGCCAGCATGACCGGCACGTAGCTGGCCAGCGCCATGGCCGGGGTGTAGTTGCCGTGCTTGAACTCATGCAGGGTGCGCTTGAGGATTGTCTCCTGGAAGGCGAACACAAACTGCTTGAGGTGCGACACCAGCGCGAAGCGCGGGTCGTTCATCCAGATCGGCTTGTCCGCCGCGTCAGGCCGCAGCACCGCGCCGTCCACCCACTGGTTGATCGCTGCGTGCACGCGGGCCACCTGCTCGGCGCTCAGGCCCTCACCGGTGGTCAGCGCCACGCGGCCGTCCTTGGTCGGGATGATGTCCCCGGCCTGGATGCCCAGCTCCTTCATGAACCGGCTGCTGTGCTGGCTGTGGGTGCCGTCTGCGTGCCGGGCCAGGAAGCTCATGGCGGCTTCGCTGGCGCCGACCCGGAACGAGCGGTTCAGGCCTTCGACCATGTTGTACTTGAAGAAGGCGTTGTTCAGGTTCTTGGCCGTGCCGCCCACCATGCCCTGTGTGTACAGGTCGCCCATCGTGTGGCTCATGATCGCGTTGTCGATCACGCCGGTGAGCTCAGCCAGGCGCGTGGCCTCGTCGGGCTTGGCGGCCTTGCCGTAGGTCTCGGGAATCTCGCTGATGCCGCGCTTGAAGGTCTTCCATGCGTCGCCCAGTGTGCCCCCGCGCACCATCACGCCGTTCGGGTCGATCAGCATGCTGAAGGCAGCGGTGGGCAGCAGGCGGATGTTCTGGTACACGATCATGTTGCCCATGATGCGTCGCGCGTGGGGGTTCAGGTCGTCGCCCAGCGTGCCGTCCACACCCTTGAGGTACTGCTCGGCCAGGTCGAGGTGTTCCTTCGTGGCGCCCTGTGCCTTGGCGTCCGCGAACAGCGCCTCCAGCTTGCCGCCACCCAGTCGGCGGCTCCATTCTGCTTTGCGCGTGGCCTGGTTGATGTAGCTGCCCAGCGTGCCCATCAGGTCCTTGGTAACGAACTCGGAGGCGTCCTTCGGGTCGATGAAGGACAGCTTGCGCTCCTTCTTGAACTGCATGCCCGGCTCCCGGGTCTCGATGCCGAACTCACTGCCGCCCCGGTTGATCAGGTTGCGGATCAGCTGGTCGGCGGTGCCCTTCATCTCGCCACGGCGGATGTAGGGCTCCAGCATGTCGCGGAAGGCGGTCTGGTTCTTGGAGATGTAGTGGGTGTCCCAGACGCGTGGGAAGTAGTCCTTGCCCAAATCGCCCATATCGACGCCAGCCGCCTTCATGTAGGCCTTGGTTTCGGCCAAAACGCCCTTTATGGTGTCTGCCGCCGCCTGGGACTCCGCCGTAGGGGCCGCGGAGCCCTTCTGCAGGCTCTCCATGGCGTCCCGCAGGTGTTCCGGGGTATAGGCAGCCAGGCTGTCGCCCAGCGCGCCCAGCCGCTTTGTGGCCTCAACCCGGGCCGCCTGGATGTAGCCCTGGTCACCGCCCTGCTTGGTGGAGGGGCGCTTGATCAGGTCGGCCAGCTGGTTCAGGGCCGGGATACCGGTGTCGCGCAGCCGCGCGCTGCCGGTACCGACGATGGCATCAGCCATGTGAGCCAGCGGCTCGGCCAGCGCCTTGGCGGCTTCGTAGACCTTGTTGCGGCCCTCGCCCTCCATCAGGGCGCGGCGCACCACGCTCGGATGGCCCAGGTTGTCGGCGTACTGGCCCTCGTTGAAGTACTTCATGATGTGCAGCGCGCGCTGGTCGTTGCTCCACACGCCCATCACCTTGCGGATCATGTCGGTGATCTTTCCGAACACGTTGCGCGCGGCGATCGAGACCTTGAAGCCCGTCGGGTCGGCGGCCCACATCTGGTACATGTAGGCGGCGCGCTCCTCGGGGTCCTTGAGTTGCTTGAGCACCTCGGGCTGGCCCTTGAAGCGCTCGGTCAGCTGGGCCATGACGTGCTCGGAAGCCGCGGCTTTCTCCAGCACGCCGACCACGTCGTGGGCACCGGCGTCGCGCAGCTGGGCGGCGAAGGCGTGGAAGCTCTCGTGAAACGCCGTCGACATCGGGTCGAGAGCGTGGACGCTCAGGCGGACGATGCCCTGCGCGGCGGCGTGGCTGTACTCACCGGCATGGGTGAACGTGGCCCAGGCGGTCTTGACGGTGTTGCCCAGCACCTTGGCGATGTGGTCCTTGACGTCTTGGCCGCTTGCCTTGGAGTTGTCGCGCGCAGGGTCGGTGGCGCTCTTGTCGAAGTGGACGTAGTTCGTGGTGATCTTGGCGTCGTCATAGACCACGTAATTCGGGGAGGAGTTTTCACTCCCGCGTATGGCCGCATCCTGGTCTTTAAAGAAGTGCCCCGCGATGCCTGTTTTCTGAAGCGCCTCTGAAGCAGCTTGTTGCCCCCCGAGATGCGCTGCCAGAATGCGGTACAGGTCGGCACCTGTGCGGAGTTCGTGGCCAGCCAGGATGGACAACCCACCTGATGATTCCACTGCTGCCATGAACTTAGCCATGACCTCTTCGGGTTCGTGCCCGACATCACCATCCCAATCAAATAAGCTGTTGCGGTCGGCATTAACTGACACATGGTAGCTCGGGCTGGGGGCATCCCCGAGGGCGTAGGCAAACGCTTCGTCGGAGGCATTCGCTGCTGCTTCCGAAACCCGCTCTAGGTCCCCAGGGCGTCCACCCCACACGTCTCCGAGGGCTGACGGGTCAGCCAAGTGTTCGCGGATGACCGAGGGGTCGAGCACCCCTACTTCCCGTAAGCGCTGTACCGCCTCAGCAACAGGTGCCTTCAGGTCGCTTTGCAGCTCGTCCATAAACGCCATACGTGTGATCGCCAGGTCGGACGATCGTACACTACTCCTCTCCCTGCCAGACGCCCGAGCATGGTTAGCTATGGTGAATGCTGACTTGTATTGGTTATGGACGTCGTCGCTGGTGCTCAGGTACGTGCCTGCACCCTGAGCGCCTACGTAACTTGGGATGTCTGCCCCCTCGCCTCTGCCCTGATGCGCGCGCCAGTCGAACTTCCCCTCGTGGCGGAGAGGCGAGTCGTGCGTGGCGGCGAAGCCATCGCGCCCCAGATCGTTGTGGATGCGCGTCGATTCTAAACTGTACTTCTTCGTGCCCAGCCCGTAGGCGGTGTCAGGGTCCTGCACCAGCTCTGAGAGCCGGGCGTTCACCGCATCGAGCGCATGTCCGGGCGGCAGCGCCTCAGCCGCCCGCTGCAGGCCCTTGGCGTCGGCGCTGGTGGAGAGCTCTTTCAGCAGGGCCTTGTCACCAGAGGCTGCTCGCTCCAGGAACGCCGCCTTCTTGGCGGCCAGCTCTTTTGGGCTGGGGGCACTCCCCTCGAAACCTGCCAGTGACGCATCGCCCTCCAGCACGCTCTTGGCCTTCTTCATCAACGTCTTCAGCGACGAGGCGTAGTCCCCGAGCTGCTCGCTCCGGTCGCTGGTGGCCTCGACCTTGGCCCGCTCGGCGTCGATGCGCTCCAGCTGTTTGGCGGCCCAGTCGAGATGGCCCCTGGCGACTTCGGTGCTGTAGTCCTTCGGCGGGTTGTTCAGGTACTCCTGGCGTTTGGCGATCTGGTCGGCGAGGATGGTGGACTTTGCCTCGGGAGCCCCCGTTTTTACTGGCTTCGCTGCTACGTTTTCTGTAGCGTACTTCTCCACCAGCGGGTTGATGATAGCCAGGCGCTCGGATGGCAACTTGAGCGACAGCACCCGGGCCAGAGCCGTCTGGTCTTTGTCGGTCATGCGCACCTGCACGTCCGTGGTCAACAGGCCCTTGAGTTTGTCGCCCAGGCCCTGCTGGGCCTTGCTGGTCTTTGCCTTCAGCTCGTTGGCCACGCCGTCGAGCGCCTCGCGCATGTTGGCGCGGTCGCTGGTGAAGCGCGGTGAGCCATCCATGTTCGAGCGGTTGACGAGGTCATCTGGCTTGTTGCCTCTGGCCGCTTCATGAATCTGTGCGTCCTTGCCCACTTCGCGCGGGCTGCCTTCGGACTTGGCGTTGCGCCCGTCGTGCTCGCCACCCAGCTCAGCATCTTTCGTGTTCTCCTGCTCCAGAGCGATCTCGCCAGCGCGCTTGCGCAGTTCGGCGCGGACCTCGGGGTCCTTCGCTGTCTTGTAGGCTTTGCGCAGTGCGGTCAGTTCCTGGGCGCCCGAATCCTGATACTTGTCGGTCTCAGTGCGCACGTCCAGCTTCTTGGCGGCGCCCCAGGTGAACGGCTCGCCGCCCACGGTGCCGATGCGCGCGGTGTCGGGCACATCGATCTTCTTGCCGAACTGCTCGGTCAGCTGGGCGATGCCTTCCTTGAACATGTTCGCCACGCGTTGGGCGCGGCTCTCGCTGCTCAGCCCGTGGGGCAGTTTCTTGTCCATCACTCCCGCGATGCGCATGGCATCCAGCGCGTGGCCCTCGACGTTGATGCGGCTCGGGCTGTTCGGGTACTTCTTTGTGTCGTGCGCCATACCAGCCAAGTCCTCGGCGCTGAACGCGCCGGGGTTACCCCGCTGCTCTACAGTGATATGGCCGTGGTCAGAACCTGGCAGCCGCTCGAAGTTCACATCGTGCTCAGGGTACTTGGCCTTGAGGTCCAGCAGGTGCTGCTTAGCGTACTTGCTGCCCTCCAGCATGGCGCGCCCACCAAGCACAGACTTACTGTTGCCCTTGGCGTCTGGCGCGCTCAGGCCATAGCGCATCACGTCGGGAACTTCAGCGCTGAGCCGGTTGCCGCTCTCGTCGAAGCTGGCGCCGTCGCCCTCCCTCATGTTGCCGTGTTCGTCCAGGTGGCTGGCGGCCACGTCGCCGTCAGGACGCGCCTCGACCGCGGCGTGTTTCTGCACTGCCTTGTAGGCGGCATCTGCCTTGTCGCCGAAGTGGTGGGCATACAGCGCGTGGACAGCGTTGTCAGCGGCGGTGCCAGCAGCCGTGGGCTTCTCGGCCTTGTTGGCCAGCTCGCCCTGCGCGTGGGCCGTGAACAAGTCGCCCAGCTCCATCAGGCTGTGGCCATGGCCGGAACTCTCCTGGGACTCCGGCGTCATGAAGCCCTTGAGCTGCTTGTGGAAGTCGCCCGTGCTTTTCTGCACGGCGGTGATCTCGTTGAGGTTCTTGAAAAACGCATCCGAGCCATCGATGCTCAGCGCGCGCTTGAGACTGTTCATCACGCTGGCGGTGTCGTCGCCCAGCACGCCGGTGAGTGACTTCATCACGTCAGGGTGCACCGGGCCTTGTGACATCTGGTCCAGTACCTGGCGCAGGCCGCCGGCCAGCTCGTTGATCTTGCCGGTGTCCTCAAATAGCTCGGGGCGGCGCACGGCCAGCCCGTTGTCCTGCAGCGCCTGCAGGATCGCCTGCTGGGTACCGGAGTAGTCTTCCGACTTCTTGACGCGGCTGTCCTCGAAAGCCTTGCTGGCGTCGGCCTTCGTCATGCCCTCGGCCACGCGCGCATCCATGAAGGTCTTGCGCTCGGCGATGGTCGGAGCCCCCGTATCTATTGGGCCACTAGCTATGCTTTTAGGAGCGGCATCATCCCTGCCCTGCTGGACAGCTGCGGTAAACTCATCGATCTTGCCTGCGAATGCCTTACCCAGGTCCCAGGCTTTCTTCTGCACGGCCATGGCCGCCTGCCCGGCGCGGGTCCCGACGTTATCCATGGCGTCGCTCACCGCGCGTTGGCGATCGGGGGCCAGGCCTGTGTCGGCCAGCATCTGGCTCGCCCACCCAGTGGCTGCCTCTGTCGTCTTCTTGTCCGACGCGTCCACCATCTCGGCGGCGCGCTCGGGCGAGGCTGCAGCCAGGTCTTCTGGACTGACGCCCAGCGGCTCACCCTTCATGACCTTGTCCACCGCGCTGCCAACGGCGTCCTTGCCCTTCTGTAGCAGATCGCTGGCGCTGTCGAAGATCGAGGCCATCTTCTTGCCCGGGGCCGTATCGGCCGCCTCACCGGCGGCAACTTTGGCTGCATCCGCGCGCGCGGCGAGCCGATCCTTGATCGAACTGAAACCATCACCGAGTGACTGGCCCTGGCCCTTCAGATAGGACGGTACAGCGTGCACCGCGTGCATGCCGCCGACAGCGACAGCGCCACCTAGCGCCGCGTCGCCAACCTGGCCCATGTTGACGTCCGCGTCGGGGTCAACGCCGCGCTGCACCAGTGCATCTGACCCGCCCATAGTGGCGCCGCCGATGGCTGCACCCTTGGCGACGTTGCTGGCCGCTGCGCCGAGCAGAGACTTAGAGGCTGGCAGACCGAGTTTGCCGATGATGCTCTCGCCCGGTAGGGACATGAGCGCGGAGCTGGCCAGTGCTGGGATGGCTGCGTCGCCGACCCGCTTCTCGATGGGCTGAGCCGCCAGCCGTGGGTCGGCCTGCTGGCCCTGGTCGATCGCGCCGAACTGGCCCTGTCTCTTATACACATCTCCGAGCCCACGAGACTAGGC